CTCTTAAGTAAATAGAATGTAACTCTGTAACTAATAAACAAAGACCCGTTTAGAATCAACGAGTTAGAGTACCACCTGCATAAACTTTAAACAGAAAAATTGAGAAACCTGTTGTTCCATACAGTAGCTCAGCCGCAAGGAGGCCAGGAAACTAAGCTTCAATGAAAGCAACCAATCAAAACTAAACAAACCTACAATAACACCAACAAAATATTATTATAGTGTTTACTTTTCAAAAAACTTAGTATAATACCCACAAGATGCTCAGTTGCCGGATGAAGCGTCACTCCAGTTGTCAGCCTGTCTAGGTCGCCAAGTACCAGGCATGCTGAGCGTCACAAGATTCGAGAACTAGGCAAACCTGGTTCTCAACCGAATTCTGGGACCATGTCATCGGCCGACAAGTAGGGGGAACACGAGTAGGTTTTGATACTGAACAGCTAGTACACGAACGTGGCAGTCCTCGTCCCAGAGCCAACTTAAGCCAGGATGTTCACTGCACTACGCGGTGTTCGTCCCGGCTAAGTCCATCAGGATTCACAGAAATGAAAGTATGTAAACAGATTTGGGAAGACCTCCCGTGGTTCTTGAAACCTGTGCGCTACATGAGTCAGTTGGTCGCGTATGGCACTGACTGTCCATGCTGCTTAGGGTTTCGTGTATGGGTAGGCCTTGCATTAGGTATCATCATCGGGTATTCATTAGGTTAACATTATGGCGAAGACATCTGAAAAATTATCACACTTAGGACGAGCAGTTGAAATGTCGCAGGACTTGGCCGGCACCAAGGCAGCGCGCAAACGAGACGTGCAAGTCAAAGCTACGCGTGGTAATCAGATGCAACGTCAGATTGATTACGGAACAGACCCTCAGGTAGTTAAGGAAGTATCGGCCGGCACCGTGCCTGACGAAACACCTGAGGACTTAGCCGGTAGAATGAGTAGTGATGCACTCCAACTACAGGACCGCCCAGACCTCGAAATAGACGTTAAGCGTCTACGCACTTTGTACGTCACATCTACAATTTCTTGGCAGGACTTCAAGGCGAAGTACATCGCATCAGGAGCTGCTGCAATTGATGTGATTCGCCTTCGCGAGCGCTGGGACGACCAGCGTGTAGAATTCCACAACCAACGAATTGAGGCTGTTGCAGACAGATTCCATGAGGAAATGGAAGATGCACTGCAAGAGCACAACCAGATGCATCTTGAAATCTCGATGCTAATCGGTAAGAAGATTCGTGAGGTCCTACCATCAGTAACCAAGCCAGTAGAAATTCAGTCATGTGCTGTTGCGCTTAAGAACATCCAAGCCGTATCTCGCCTTGCACTTGGCGCAAGCACAGATAATACGGCGCTGAAAGGTGTTGATGACTTCGAAGAATTTTTGAAAGGCGTGAAGTCAGGTAAGAAACAAGATGACCAAGAATGAAGTTGCCCAACAGGTGGCGGAGCTTCGTCGAGTTTACCAACATGACTTCCAACGCTTCGCAAGTGATTGTTTAAAGATTCGTACTAAGGTTGATGGCATTCAACCTTTTGTGCTAAATGAAGCACAACAAGACTTCGTCAGACGTTACGAGAGACAGATGGCCGAGACCGGCAAAGCTCGGTTCATTATCTTGAAAGCACGTCAGATGGGGATTAGTACTTTGATTGAAGCACTTGCCTACTGGTACACCACCCGCAACAAAGGTGTGAAGACACTCGTTCTCACCCACTTAGACCAACAGACACAAGAGCTCTTTGAAATCACCAAGCGTTACCACGACAACTGCTGGGGAGCCTTCAAACCGAAGGCGACACGTGACAGCACGAGCTTGATGAACTTCAGCGGCATTGACTCAGCGTTTAGAACTGCGACATCTGGTTCGAGAAACGCAGGTCACGGTTCTACTGTTCAGATTCTGCATTGGTCTGAGGTGTCGCGCTCGAGAAACCAAGAGGATATGATTGCCGGTGTTCTCCAAGCAATTCCTAATGGTAAGGGAACGATGATATTCCTTGAGAGTACAGCGAACGGATTCGGTGACTATTTCCATGAGACATGGGAAGCAGCAGTCCGCGGTGAGAACGAGTATGAACCAGTGTTCTATCCTTGGTTCATGATGAAAGAATATGTGGTAGACCCAACAGGAAAAGAGTTCACGCAAGAAGAACGCGAGTACCAAGAGCTTTATGGCCTGACAGATGAGCAGCTTGCTTGGCGTCAGTCTAAGATTAAGTCGTTCAAAGGAAGCGAGGCACGACGTCTTGCGTTATTTCGAGAGCAGTACCCAGCATCTCCATTGGAAGCTTTCCAATCTGCTAACGAGAGTTTCATCGAGGCGAAAGATGTTCTTGCAGCGCGTCAGCGTGATGACGTTGAAGCTGTAGGACCGATTATAGGGGCTTGTGACCCAGCTCGTAAGGGTAAAGACCACACGGCAATCGTGATTCGTCAAGGCCGCAAGGTCCTCAAGATTGTTCGTACGAAGATTGACGATACAATGGTCATAGCCCAGCGCTGCGCAGAGTTGATTGATTTGTATGGCCTCGATGCATTTATGGTCGACGTTGTGGGTCTCGGAGCTGGTGTCTATGACCGCCTTGTTCAAATGGGTTATGGGTCTGTGTGTCATGAAGCAGTGGCTTCTGCACAAGCTGATAAGCCAGAAGCGTTCTATAATAAGAGGGCGGAAATGTGGTGGCGCATGGCTGAGTGGTTACAAGACGAAGTGTCGATACCAGACTCAGACGTGGTCCAAGGTGACTTGATGATGCTGAGCTATCAGTATGATAGTCGAGACAGGTTCAAGTTGCAGAGCAAGTCTGGAATGAAACGTTCTCCTGATATTGCAGATGCCATCGCAATGACATTCTACTTGCAGAACATAAGAGGTCGCGGAGCAATGACCGGCCAATCAGTAACGAAATCGAGATTAAATAGTGGGAGCGTAATAAATGTCCGAGTCTAATGTCACTCTTCCTGAAGAAGAACTCGATAACATCTACGATGGTCTCGCTACTTTAGTTGTAGACCAGTTCAATAGAGCCAGAGCATACAGAACCCAGGCAATGGTAATGGGGAAATCTGTGGAGCTCTGGTTTTCTCTTTTATATCAGGCGTATCATAAGATACACGAGAGAGAAGAATTAGAAGCACGACCTGGTATGTCATCTTATTTTGGTCTCGTGCAAATTAAATCAAACATGACAGCGTCATACTTACGTTCGAAATTCGTAGGTAACGGTGACAAAGTTCCTTTCAATATCGAGCCGACTCCGATTGTCGAGCTCTCGAAGAGACTGTCTGATAAGGCTTTCGAAATTGTGAAGATGAATCTCGCGATGAAGCTACAGGAAGCAGGAATTCCTCAGCAAGCTATTATTCAGAACGGTTTCATCAATCCAGTGATTGCGAACTACGTTACGAAGATTGCGAAGGAATCTAAAGAACTTCAACGCAATGAAGAGATGAAGCTGGCGACAACGGCGACTGGCAAAATGAAAAAGAAAATTACAGACCAGTTAGTTGAAGCTTCATACTCGAAAGCGATGACAGATTTATTATATGACCTAGCGTTATATCCATACGCGGTGATTGCGTATGACAATGAGATTGTAGAGAATACAAAATGGTCTGGCAATAAGTACGTACGCGAGCGTGCAGCAAAACCATCATTCAGACGAGTGAGCCCACAAAATATCTACTTTGCTCCTGACGCAACGTCTGCGCAAGACGGTGAGTTCGTGATTGAAGTCATGCAGCGCAGCCGAGATGAAATGTTGGAATTCGTTGGTAACAAGGAGCTTGGTTACGTTGATGATGCTATCTTAGATGTCATTGATAACTGTATTGGAAACTGGGCAGGATTAGTTGATGAGTCAGGAAGCTCTGTTGAGTTTGACGACAACATATTCACTGTTTTGAAATGCCAAACGTTGGTTTCAGGTTTAGAACTATGTGAATACGGTTGCAATGTTAAAGAGAAAGACTTCAACAAATATTTCGTGGCAGACATCGAAGTAATTGACCGCCGCGTTATCCGTTGCCAGATTGTTAATCACCCATTAGGTGAGCGCACATATTATTCAGCGAGTTATAAGCGAGTTGCTGGAAGTCCTTATGGTATTTCTGTTGGCATGATGGTTTATGACAGACAGTTAGTCGTGAACAGAATCCAGTACGCGATGTTGGCCAACTCGGAATACTCGTCAGGTCCTTCATTTGAGGTGAACTCAAACGCGTTTGACCATGTAGCTGATGTGTCGTTCAGACCATACAGCAAATTCTATTCGTCTCCGAAAGACCATTCAGTTGTTCCTGTACGTATGCACCAGGTGCAGCCAACGTTCTTAATGCAGTTCAACTTATTACAGAATCAGATTCGATTAGCTGATGATGAGTGTGGTCTTCCTGCGTTCTTGAACGGTGACACAGGTTTACGAGGAGCTGGTCGTACACTCGGGGGCTTGGCTCTCATTAACGACAACGCAGTACTTGGTTTAGAGAACTGCGCGTCTAATATAGATGAATTTATTATTCGACCACTAATCATGTTGCTATACTCAAGAAACATGGCGAGTGGAGACGACGAAATCAAAGCTGATGCTAAGGTCCAAGCAACTGGATTGCTAGGTCTCAAAGCAGAAGTTGATAAAGCGAAAGCGTTAGCTGGTGTTGTTCCTCAGCTTGGGGCGTTGAGAGAGCAAGGTGTTGTTCCAGACGAATTATACTCTGGTGCAATCCGAGATTATCTAGACAGCATGGGGTTGCCTGTCGATAACTACATGCCGAATGCAGCCGCTCAATTTGAGTTGAACACAGCTGTTACAGACAAAGGTGTTCTTGATGGTCGCAGTTTGCGACAAATGAATAAGTAGGAGCTCAATATGAGAATCGACGGAGATTCAGTAAATGTGGGTGACCGCTTGTGGCATGACCGTTATGGTTGGGGAACTGTAACGCATGTCAGCACGGGTGTTTGTCATATTCGCTTTGCTGATGCCAAGGACGAAGTCATCTTCACAGAAGGTGGTAAGTCAAATGGCTATAAGGTTTTATGGTGGGGACAACCTATTCAAATCGTCCCGCGCAAAGGTATCAGCTACGAAGGAATTCAAGAAGTAGTGAGTGCCATTGTCAAATTAGCAACCGGAGGTAAATAATGGCCGAGGTATTAACCAAGAAAGGTTCGCCTGAAGTCTCCGCTATTGTCGTCACAGACCCTGTGCAGATTACTGCGTATGGTCTAGGCGAAGGTGACTGCGTAACCTTTTTAAAAATCCAATATGATGCAGACCGCAAAACGTTTGCAAGAAAGGGCTGTAGCATTATTCCACCATCTGAGTTGAAGGTAGGCCGCGCGAGCGACTATATGATTGGCACATGCAAGCCATCGCTTTCAAAATGTCGTAACACAATTATCATCAACAGACCTGGTATCTATCAGCCATCATTGAAGAACGTATCAGCAATGGACGTTGTCATTGAGGCAGAAGAAATCGAGCAAGGTTGTTGTCCGGGTCCTGCTGAGCTAGGTATTGACCCATGCGGTTGTGCTTGTCATGATGACCCAACAGAACCACTTCCAATGCTTGAAGATTCTGTATGTGGCGGTCCTCAGTTCGTGAAGATGGCTTGGATGTTTAGTCCATTCGACCATAAAGACCCAGCAGCTACTGTTGAAGTTAAGGGTTGTGACAACGAAGTTGTTGGTTATATTTATCCTGAAGCAGGACCTGGTCACACCATCCCAGTGCGTTCGTGCACAGAAGAAGGAACAGTGATTATTGGTTTTGCTATCAATAATTCAAATGCTGCAGCTCAAATGGTTGCTTATCAAAGCGAATGTGGTTGTGGCGGAAATAACGAGGCAAAAGGCGGTTCTCAAGCTGGTAAGACAGTTATTGTAGAATCAGATATGAAGTATGCCGATATTTTCGGTGATAAAATTAAGGGTTAAGTAATGACTAAAAAATTAGTTCCAATTTCTGAGGCCGGTTTGCCTGAAGCTATCGTTGGTTCAGTGTTGAATTACTTGGTCGCGCATAACCTATCTGATGACTTCGCGGTTGATAAAGAGACAAAGAAAGTCCACGTCAACCCGGAGATTATTGGTAAAGGTGGCGACGCACAGCCTGGTCCTAAAGGTGACACAGGTCCGCAAGGCCCTAAAGGTGACACTGGTGAAGCAGGTCCTAAAGGCGATAAAGGTGATACTGGTGAAGCAGGTAAACCAGGCGAAGACGGTGTTGACGGTGTAGACGGAAAATCTGCCTACCAAATCTGGTTGGGCAACGGGAACACAGGTTCTATCAATGACTTCTTAGAATCACTGAAAGGACCGAAAGGTGACAAAGGTGATAAAGGCGAAGACGGTACTGGTAGTTCAAAACTTAAAGACGCAACAGTTACAGACGGCGCATTAGTAATCACCAAAGAAGACGGCTCGGAAGTAAAAGTACAGGCACAAAAATGCCCTGGCGTTTTACTCACTGATGCATTCGGTAAGGTCAAAGTTGGTTATGTCTTTGCTGAAACATGCGAGAATGAAGACAATGAGCCTGATGCTGGTACACTTGGTGATGAACCAGCTGTTAAGAAAACAGTTAACGTGAGTGTAAGAAACTCTAACGAAACAAGTGGTCTTGACATTAGAAACACCTATGATGGTTTCAACCCGTTTAGTGGTTTTAGAAATGTTGTGTTTATGTTAGATAAAACTACTGATGCTCCTATGACTCTCCGCTTAGTAGTCCATGCGAAGACTAATAATGGTGTTGAGCTATTCAATGATACATATCAGGCCACCATACCAGCTGGTGAAACTTATGCAACTGTTCCAGCAAAACTGTATGACATGAATTATGTATATCAGAAAGATGGAATAGTGAGTCAGATTATATTCGGCGATTCTGCGTTCGAAGTTGTTGAGTACAACGGGCATGACACAGTCGATAAGTCTACTTATAATCCACCTCTTATTCCATTAGACCATCTATAGGGAGTTATTGAATGATTAAGAAACCCGTAGTAATCCCTGAAAACATGGGACGCGGCTTTAAAGCAAATGAAGCTCAAACACAATACGAAGTAGACCTTACAGATTATGTTGATGGTAGTACTATCAAATATAACGAAGAAGGTAAACTCGAAATCATTGGCGGCGGTGAAGGTTTTGACACAGAATCTCTTGAAGAGAAACAGTTTATTGACGGCTCAACAATTGTTGCTGTGGATGCTGAAGGTAACGTGTATAAAGCCAAGTACAAGGCACCACTATTCAAAGATGTTGGTGTATCACTTGAGTTAGTAGGTTCTACGCTTAACGGTGACACAACAGAATCTACTGTCCGCGTTGTCGTAACGAACACGATGGCAGAAGAAGCTCAAGGCGTAACGTTGACCATCGGCGCTGGCGGAGAAATCGACCAGGCAGCAGAACGTACTCTTAATGTGGCCGCAAACTCAAATGAGAGCTTCACGTTTAAAGTACGCCACAATGGACCAACGTTCGCGACAGCCACTGTTGCATTAGATGGTGACACCGCATCGTCAAACAACACAGCATCAATCGCTCTTCCGCGTAAAGCCAAAGTTGTGACTGGTGAATCTGAAGGAATGTACACTGAAGAGTGCCCATTAGTAGAAGCAACCTATAATGGTCAGCGTCTGTATGGTTCTCGCCAAACTGCGACTGGCGGATTCCCTGGTGCAAGCGACATCACTGACTATAATATCATCACAAGTGCATCAACACTAAACGGAGTTACTATCAACTTAAGAGGTATCTCAAGTTTAGCTGTGTACACAAATAATAGTGAACTAGATAGTGTTCGTGAAGCGTCTGGTGTCATTAAGCAGTTGACGTCAACTGATAGCTCAGAGACTTATGAAGCGCATCTCATCACATTAGATGGCCAATCAAGTGATGATTTAGCTGAAACGTACTTCGGAGATACCAGCGATTATACGTTCGATAATGTTTCTGGTAACCTGACATTTACTGGTGGAGCAAAACGAGCAGTAATCGTTGGTAGACCTAGTGGTGAAAATTGTAAGTACCAGGTATGGTCAGTCAGTGCGTCTAAACGTACTGTGACCAATACTAAGAAACGAGCTCAACGTGAGTTAGTAACTGATGCTAATTCTAGTTATGTTAAGTGGGTTCCGTTATCAACTATTGCTCGCGGCAATGGTGATAACAAGTACCACGCTTATGATGAACTTAATGTACTCGTTAATCCTGTTGGTGAACGCCGTAATACGAACATTCACTTAGTAGATACACAGGATGCAACATCTTATAAGCCTGTTGGTCCAGGTCTAATGGATGTCGGCTTCTGGCAATCTCAAGAGTACTACAACTACTTACACGATACTGACATCGAGTTAACAGAGAAACTACGCATCGAGATTCCAGCAGGTGAAGCTACAACATTCACTATCAATGGTGTTGCTCTGCCGACAGTACGTGGTGCCATCAACATTGACTCGCGCGTTGATGATGGTTTGGATGGTGTAACTCGAATCACAACAGTTACTGTATCAAGTACAGCGACAGCGACTGATTCAGTGTATAATCCACTAGTTGATATTATTATCAAATAATTTGAAAGCAGGCTATGTACATAGTCTGCTTAATTCTATACAATACATTACATGTAACAAACAGGAGGCCTTATGGCAGGTTTTGTAGATTGTACTAAGTACAATAAAGAGCAACAAGAGCAAGACACGCGTATCGATAACCTCGAGAAACGTGAGATTGTTCATGATGAAACACTCAAAGGTGGCGGCATTGATGAGAAAAGCCCATTGGGTCTTAACACGTCAAATGAAAAAGACAACGCCATCAAAGCCGATAAGAATGGTGTGTACGTTAAAGACTTAGAGCCACAAGTTGAGAAACTTGAAGAAGCTCTTAAGAACAAGTACGACCGCCTGGGTAACGATTTAGAAGCTCGTATTCGTGAGCTCAACGGTCGACTCAACGCCCTTAAAGACATTGAAGTTGCATTAGCTGCAGCAAAAGCTGAAGGTAACTATAACAAGATTAAGGAACTTGAAGCACGTTTACAAGCTGCGAAAGAAGCGCAGCAAACTGGTGACAAAGGTCTTGCAGAGGCGATTGAAGCGTTGCGTAAGCAAGGTTTAACGGATGAGCAAATCCGTAAGATTATTGATGACGCAGTTGCGAAAGCAGGCGGCACTGGCCGTTATATCACCCGCATCGAAACTAACCAGAACGATGGTACTGTAACTTATTACTACAGTGACGGTACATCTGCTACTGGTAAGTTGGCGAACTTCGGTGGTGTTGTTGCAGACCAACGCACAATTGTTGGTAACGGTCATGACCAGGCGCTGAGAGTTCAGTTGTCTAAACTACAAGATAATAAATTACAGGTCGCTGAAGATGGACTTTATATCGGTGACACGATGAAGCAGCCATTCTTGTATGTAACTCGAGACGGTAACGACGATAATATCGGTACTCGCGAGAAACCAATGCGTACGTTAGAAGCAGCATTAGCTCGTATTGACCCAGCGTACACAGGGCGATTTGCAATTTACTTAAAAGAGAATGAGGATTTTGATGTGCGTGATGTTCATCAAATGAACGGCACACTCGAATTACGTGCTTACGGTGATATTGTTGATAATACGTACCCGTTCAGTAAGCCAGGGAATCTTTATTATCGTGGCTACACAGCAGTTAATTACCCACGACCTTCTATTAATTTCAGAATGGAAGTAATTCCTTCGCAGATGTTAGTAAGACGTGGGTCAATCTCTGCGACTGAAGAGATTGTAGTTTATGGTATGAAGGTCAATGCATACAACAAGGTTGAAAACGATAACCCAGCATATTCTGGTTATATCGTGGGTGTATTTAATACACGCGTATTAAACCTAAATGGTGTAATTCTTCGTGAAGCTACTAAGGGCGTGGCCGCAGCACCTGCTGGTGCTGGTGCATATCGTGTAGACGTAATGCTACGAGCCAATGAGATTTATTTCCAGACTTGTAAAATCGCTAACATCTCGCCGTTGTTTAGTTCTAACTATACAGCATCCGTTAAACTGACAAACTTTGTGGGTGGCGATGACGGCACTGGCCACTATGACTTCGAATCAATACTTGGTCATAATAACTGGTTAGAGGATGCTGTTACAAATATGAAATCTAGCGCGGTATTGCAGGTTGATAAGGAGCGTAAGCTTACTTTTGGCACAACATTTACGCATGACTTATTCGAAGTACGTAAATCAGAAGAATGGAACAACTGGAGTTAATATGCAGCTATTCAAATTTAAAGACGCAATTCGTTCTTGGTCTAACTGGGTTTTAGCTGGTGTCGCAGTGACGCCTGTCTTAAACGAGACAGTAAAACCAATCGCCGACTTGTTACCTGAGCAATGGAAACCATGGTTCATTACAGGTCTTGGTGTTGTCGGTTTAATCGTTCGTCAGATTAAACAGAAATAAGGTGGTCAATATGTCAATCAGAACAGTTCGTTCAGTAATTGAAGCTGAGCCTAAAACCAAGGAAGCCCAGAGTGTACGAGCCAGCAACTTCAACGGTAATGTGTTCCAGCTAAATCAAGCAAACACGACGAGCCAAGTGGTTGACGTATTGAGCACCCCTAAACGCTTAATCGCCTGGAGTATAGCTCCAGGCGATAAAGTGAAAGTTATGATGGTCAGACTCGGAAACACTGGGCCTGACTCGTGGTCAAAATCTGAGGATTGCTGTGTCGGTCCGCAACCACCAGGTGACGTAGTTGTTATTGGGCAATTGCCTTACATTCGCTGTGGTGAGCAAGTAGTTTTGACCGACCAATCACCGACCGCAATCATTGACGATGCAGGTCACTATATGTTCCTGTATGAGTCAGAGAATGGCGACACCGCGGTGGTTGAAGCTTATGATGATTTTGTTAAACGTAAAACTTGTTAGGAGTTACCATGCGTCAAAAAACAATGGGCGGACCTAGCCCAGAGTTCGCCAAGGCGAAAGAGGTCCATACAGGCCGCGTACAAGATTCAACGAGTCGCGTGCGTTCGATTATCAATAGCACAATGAACACTGTGTCTTCTGCTCATAAGGCGGCAAAGAGTGGATGTTCGCGTTGCTAACACAAAAGCTCCATTATGGGCACGCATAGCGAATCCACGCGACGCACGCCCGGAGTTAGAAAATCTACGTTCGCTGCTGTCAAAGAACAATTCAGTGTCAGCAGCGTTAGAAGAATTTCTGTATTCATACTATCACCATCTTCTAAGTGAGCAGCGGTTTGAGTCTGATGCCTCTGTAAGAGACGCAGACATAATGACTGCTAACGCAGTGGCTACCATTGCGAAGCTCATCTTTGAAGATAAACAACAAGCGCCGCACAAAGAAAATAGTGTGCGCAAATACTAGTGCAATTCATTGAAACCACTAAGGAAAATTAACAATGACAAATTCAAGTGTACCGCAGTTCAGACGTGACCGCATCGAAGCAGCGCGTCGTGCAGCAGAAGAGCATCAAGACCAAACACCACCAGCCACTGTACCTCAACCTGATGGAAACAGTCCTGAACACCAAGTTGACCCAAACAAGGAAGCTAATGATGCCGCCGCCTGGAAAGGTCGTTTGACTAAGACGCAAGAAGAACTTCGTGCAGAACGCGAAGAGCGAAATCGTATTGCAGTTGAAGCATTGACAGCCCAGAACCGAGCGAAAGAAGCAGAGGAACGAGCTCAACGAGCGCAACAGCAATTAGAAGAAGCGGCTAAGCGTCTTGAAGCGTATCAACGTAAAGAGCAAGAAAACTTTCTATCTGAAGAAGAGAAGAGACAACTTTCTGATACTTTCGGAGACGACGCAACCGACTTATTAACGAAGATTATTGCTAAGGCTCGACCGGCTACCCCACCAGTTGATGTCACCGCAGAAATCGATAAGCGATTCCAGGATATTAACGCACAGTCACTTGAAAGAGAGTGGGCAAGTTCAGTTAGAAGTAAGATTCCTGAGGCTCATATATTAAGAGCTGATGAGGACTTCATTCAATACGCAAGCGGTAAGACCGACTGGTTCGGCAATACTGCGTTATCTGTAATGGACGATATTGGAGCGAAGCGTGATGTGTCTCGCATCGGATTCATCGTAGACCTTATCAGTGAGTATAAGGCTTCTAAGAATCAGACCCAAGATGAACCTGCCGCTAATCCAACAGTCCCTCCTCGTAATACGACTCCAGCGTATACGCGACCAAGTGGAAATGGTAAGAAGAAAGTTTCTTCTGAAGAGTTCCACATTAAGCTCAACCAGTTTAAAGTTCGCGGTGATACTAAAGGACTTCGTGAGTACTTGGCAGGACATGAAGAAGCAAACTAAATTTGAGGTATAACACATGTCTTATGCATTTAAAAATAAGGCTGCAGATTATCAAGGTGTTGAAGGTCTATATATCCCGGACCACGTAACAGACATCGTAATTTCTGAAGCAATTAACTGTTCAACCCTTGCTAAAATTTCTAACCCAGCTTATACAATCCAAAGCTTAGGTTTAGACCGTGCACCTGTTGCGCACTACACAATCTTAGAAGGTATTGAAGTTGGTCAGTTCACTGGTAACCAATTCAACGGTGAAACATGGGAACCTGATAACCCATTCCGTTCTGGTGAAATCACTATCTGCCAAGATATTGACATCAAGAAAAAGTTCTCACGCGCTGAAGCGTTATCAATCGCAGATAACTGGAAGAAAGTACAAGATGGCTACGAAAAAATGCTTGGTTTAGCATTACGTAACTTATCTGAAGGCTACGGCTTCCGTATGATTGTTTCACAAGCTGCGTCATTCAACCAAGGTAACAAAGCTGGTTTACAATCACACAACATCGACTTAGGTTCTGTTACTAATCCGTTATTGATTGGTAAAGGCCAAGGCAAAATCTCTGCGACTGCTGCATTAGAGCGCGCTGAATTAGCTTTAATGGAAGCTGGTATCATGTGTGGCACATCACAATTACGTGTTGTTGCTTCACCTGGTTTCTATACTCGCTTACGTTCTGAGCAAGCCGCCACTGGTGCGAACTTATGTTGCCCAGACAACAACCCGAATATCTCAGGCATCTTGCACCCAGTATTCGGTTTCGAAGTATACTCAAGCTTATACATGCCGCGTCGTAAATTACCGAACGGCCGTACAGTTGAGTACGTAATCATTGCTAACCCAGAGCATATCGCAAGCCCATCTGATTTACGCTACTTAGAATGGGACACTGTATTGAACGATATTTACTTAATCGGTAACTATACATTCGACACAGCGGTTCTTTCTGGTCGCAGCGTTGCAGTTCTTGCAGTAGTGTTAGACTAAGGAGCGTGACACATGGCTATTTATAACTTATATGCAGGTGGTAAAAACACCAACACAATGCGTGCACAATTAGGTGCTAGCTGTGGTTGCCCATCAGGTAACTGTGCAGACCACGCCCCTGATACAAATCTTCCATTTGTAGCTCAGCCTGATAACCGTGTTGACGGTGCATACAACTACCGTGATAAAGTTGACTTAAAAACTTTATTAAACCGTTTGAACTTACGCTACGGTAAAGGTCCAGAAGATTTACAAGTTGGCGACAAATTGCGTATCTTCTTAAACCCTAACCACTCACGCGTAACAGCGGTGCAAGTTGATGCTCGCGAAATCGTTGCAGGTTTAGGTTTCAAAATCCAACCTGCCGTCGAATTAAGCGGTGCACAAAATGCAGAGAAAGTTTTCGTCTACAAATCTGAGTACGACGAAGTTTGCCGTGGTATCAAAGCAGCTCAAGCAGCTCCTGAAGAAGCTACATTAGCAGACCCTGTGACCGTTGACGAAAAAGCTTTACAACGTACAACAGTTGTGTATGCAAACACAGTTGGCGGTTTCTATACTGATAAGGTGAACGCGATTGAATTAGAAATCACTTCACTTCCGGCTGAAGGTCTAACTGAGCACGGCGAATACTTATTCTCACGTGTATTCGAAGTGTACGGTTACAATGTATAATAATTGTTGGCCCACTTAACCGTGGGCCTTTTTAGAAGGATTATGAAAATGGAAAAAACAACTTCAGTATTTGCGTCTCACGTCAATGGTATTGAGTTCGATGTGACAGACCCAGTAACTGCTAAATTGTTACGCTCAAACTCGAAGTCAGATTACATCCACGAAGTTGACGAGAATGGCGAACCAGTAGCAGCAACTAAAGGCAAACGTGGTCAGGCAACTGGCGGTGAAATTGAACTAGACAACTAATTGGTGAAGCGCTATGAAACTTAAGGACGTCCTCGCTCGTATACGCATCGACATAAACGACCGAGACAAAGACCGGTTTGAAGACGCGATTCTAGTAGATTACATCAATGAATCATTAGAAGAGTTATTTCAACTCGTTCCATCACTATTTGAAAAAACAATGGTGGTGAAACTTTCTGAGGGCGAACTACAGCAGCCGTGTTGTTGTGATAAAATTCTGTCTGTTGATGCTTTAACAGACGCACATGGCAATACAATTGAAGAGTTACGTAAGACGAACACTGCTGCAGCTACGGCGTTTGGTAAGAAAAATTGTGGTACTGGTTCTGCAACAGACAAACCGAAATCATTCAATCTATTACCTAACAGCGAAAACAAGTTTGAGGTTCACCCACCATTAAAACCAGGTGTAGATGCTTGGGCACGTTTAACATGCGCAATTAGACCTTGCGAAATTCCTTTTGATTTAGAGGCAGATGTTCCTTGGTATGTATCACAAAAATACTCAAGCATCATCGACTACGTAGTATATCGTGCATTAGGCACTGAGCACGAAAGCCAAACAAGCCGCGCAATATCTGAGGCAAGACGTCGAGCGTTCTTAGAAAATCTCGGATACGCGAGCGCAGTTGAGAAACAAATTAGTAAATAAGGTAGGAAATTATGGGTTGCGGATGTGGCCAAAGTATCAGACCTAAATGCAATAACAAGTCCGCACCAGCGGACTTTTGTTGTTTTAGAAACGACGAGAGAGATGTTGAGTTTATTGACATCGATACTATTCTTCCACGAGTAACATTAGTTGCTGAGGGGGTTCCTGATTCAATCGCAATCGAGTACATCCGTCAGGCAGCGTACACTGTAGCTCGCGAATCAAGGCTGTTAGAAAGAACAATCAAGATTACACTACAGACAGGCGTTACCGATTATTATCTTGAGTCAGGCTCAGAGCAGATTCTGAATGTGAAGTCTGTTGAGCTACGTGACGGTTGTTGTAAACGTAAGAAATGTTTTGAACCACTGAGTATTTGTGATGGCTTCAGATTCTTCCCGCCTGACAAAATAGTGCTAGACGAACCACCGAAGGTCGACGGCGGAACATTAGAGATTGTCTACTACGCAGCGCCTACGCAGGACACATGTGAGATAGACAAACTATTATATGACCGCCACCATGATGTATTGGTTCACGGTGCGTTAGCAAGTATACTGCTCATGACGAAATATGACTTCGCAGACCAAACATTAGCTCTAATGTACGAGAAGAAATTCAACCAGGGTATTAGTTCAATTAAGATTGATGTAGCTCGTGATTTTAGAACAGGACCTCAGTCAGAACACCCATCAAAATACTGGAGAAAAATATGACTTGTAAATGTTGTGGTAAAGAAGATTGCAAGATGCTCGACAAGTGCTGTGGTAAGAAGCGCGAGAAATCTACAGGTCTTGCGGAGGCGGTTAATCATAGACCAACAGAGAGAATCACAGAGCGCGTGATGGTTGAGTTAGCTGATAAATGTCCACCTGATTGTAACTGTGGTGGTTGATTATGGCCGAGTTAAAATTAACGCGGTTCGTTGGATTGGTTCCGCGCCTGCATGAGCGGAACCTTCCTGAGAACTCAGCAACAAAGATTCTTGACGTTGACTTATCTAATGGTACGTTGAAGCCGTTTAGAACGAATAAGAAAGTGTCGGATAAAACTGGTAAGTATATATTCGTTGATAACTGCTGCTATATCACGTCAGATAATTGTAAGGCTTCAGTCGACATCATCGAAGACGAATGCTCGATTGTCGTCGCAACAGGGCTTGGCCCTCACCCAGTACAGAACATCAAGTCTAAGGCCTGTAACAATGAGTGGGTAAGACTAGGATTTCCTGAGACAACAACACCGACTGCGCAGGCAATTGACTTCAAGCCGTTGCCACATCAGACAGGTGCTCATTTCGATATGGCTCGTGAAGTGCGCGAGTACTTCTACACTCTTGTTACATGTCTCGGTGAAGGAACTGCGTGCCAAGAATCTATCCCGTCAGAGGTGAGTAACCTAGTTGAATGCCATAACGGTGATAATGTCGTCGTGTCTAATATTCTGACAACAGCTCCAGATGGTTACAAGATTGACTCAGTCAGAATTTACTGTGCCGTGACAATGGTCGACTTCGACGGTAAGGAACAAGAGCCAGTGTTCCTAGAAGTTGGTGAGGTTCCATTCGGCACAGGCACGTTCCTCCACAAAGCACGTACAGGTTACGGTGACGAGTGTATGACAGAGGAATACGACAACTTGCCTGACAACGCGAAGAACCTGGTGTACTGTAATAACGGTCAGCTGGCCGCGATAGTCGGTTGTGAGTTATGGTTGAGTGAACCGTTCAAACCTCACGCGTGGCCTGAGGCATACCGATATGGAAGATTCACTGGCAAGCCGCTACGCTTCATACCAACTGAGACGACAGGTTACATATTGACTGATTCTGTTCCGGCTGTTATTGAGATTGAAAGTCCATGTACATCTCAAGGTTGTCGTAAGATAACACAGCTAAGTGAGACTCATCCTATTATAAGTTATGATTCAGCTGCTGCGTACAATGGTGCTTGTTTCTATGCGACGAATGACGGCATAGTTATGCTGCAAGGCAACGCGTCTTCTGTGATAACAGCGCAGTACTTCTCGCGAGATGATTGGTTGGCGATTGCACCTTGGACTCTGAAAGGCGTAGTGCATGATGGGTATTACTATGGTTTCTCTGATGTGATGTCGTTCAGATTCAAGGTACCAGATAACGTGCACGAGCAGTTTGAGAGTTCAACATTAGTTGAGCTATCAGACAAGCCGACTGCTGTTTACCGCACTAACCAGGACAGACTTATGTTCGCATTCGAAGATGGAATTTACGAATTCGATGAAGGTCTTGAGTGGCGAGAATTCCAGTGGAAGAGTAAGCCATACATTGCGCCTGGTTACACAGCGTTCACCGCATATAAGATTGTAGGTGACTATACTGAGTTTCATGTTGTGCATCGTTTGCTTAAACGTCAACGCGACGAGATGGTCGACGAGCACATTGTTGTAGGTGACCACATGACATTCGATAACAAGCCAAGACGTTTACGTGCTGGGTATAGTACAATCAATTTTGATGTATCAATATCAGGTAAAGGTGAAGTTACAGAATACCACATTGCAACGTCAGTTAATGAATTAGGAGGCCAGTAATGGCGTATGAAGTACTTAAGATAAACAACCAGGCAGATGCACAACAGACTGCAATAAATCTGCTTACATTCATAGGTAATGTACTAGAAGGTGAGAACCTTTATATGGTCGAGGACATAACGCATTTCTTTAGAGCCTGGTCAGGAAATGACCAACTTAATCAAATAATGGTGTTCGTAAATCGGTCAGAAGATGGTATAATAACAGAAGCTATACTGACACATATTGCTAAGAATCCATTACTTATTAAGCCACCTCTGGCGTACGACTTCCTTAAGGTCAGTGCATCAAAAGGCTTAGAAGAGTATCGTGATGTGATTATAGGAGCGATGTCGTAGTATGGCAAATCCCTATGAGCAATATATAGATGAGACTAAGTGGGGTCTTGAAAGTAAGGATGCACAGAAAAGTGCACTATTTAACAAGTACAAATCATTGTACAATCCTTACAACCCAACTCAGCAGAACCTTTATGTGGAAGAGCTAATCAAGCAATTCGAGGACGCATTAGAGCAGTTAGCACTTCTTTATGAAAACCACTACAATGACCAAGAGGTCGGAATCATCGGAGGTTTCTAGATGGCAGGTGGAAATACTACAGGGGCAGTTGCAGCGATTGCAACGATGGCAGCAGGTGCCGCCCAGGCGTTCTTATCAGGTGATTATACAGTCGAGCCATGTGATGACCTCAAGGTAAAGACCCAAGGCAGCAACTCAAAAATTACTGATATGTCTGCAATCGCTCGTGCAGAAGCTCACATGCAATATGCGTGTAAGTACTTCAACGCGATGAAGGTGATTGCGAAGACAAACTTACTCATCGCAACAGTCCAACAAGCTGGTGCGTTTTATATTGCAGGTCTTCAAAAAGAAGTGGCTGACCGCGTTCAAGATAGATTGGACGAGACGTGGAAGAACATCAAAGATAAGTCTGATAAGATGTTCGACCACTGGTACGGGACGGCAGCTCCTATTGAAGCTGCGATGATTAGCAAGGCAAAAGCAGATGCTGATGCTGGTTACGTAGCAGACTACGATACAGTGAGAGACAGAGCGGTTATTGATTCTGCTCGAGAGTTCTCAAGACAACGTGATAAACTTGAACGTGAGCAGGCCGCGCACTGTGTTGGTTCAACACGAGCAGGACGTCGTATGTTAAGAGCCGCCGAAGCAAAAGCTCGTGTGTCTTCAATCAATGCAGCGTTCAGATATGAAGAAGCTCGCAAAGAACGTATTGAAGATAAGCAACGCAAAGAAGTTCTCGACTGGGCAAACGTATTCAGAGGAGTTGCTGCATCCGCATTACAAGGCGCGAGCTCTTTATCAAGTATTGCCGGACAACAAGTCAATCCATATTCTGGATGGGCATCAGCGTTCGGTAATCTATCCAACTTTGGTAACGCATGGAACCAAGGTACAATGGCAGGCTTCTATGGTGCTAATGCTCCATTGCAAGTCGGTATGCAAACTATAGGAACATGGTAGGTAAATTATGGCTGGATTTCAAGATGCAGTAGGTAACATCTCTCGTGGTGCGCAAGCGTTTAAGCAAGACCCATTCTTGGTTGGCGCCAACGCTTTCGTGCCACTGAATAGCCAACTGCAATATGAGAAAAACCTATTAGGTGTGTGGGCAGATGCAGACACGCAGAACAGCAAGGTGGCTGCGACAAACGCTCTCAACCACTATAAGGCGACTGAAGCAGAAATCGGTCGCCGTAAGTTACTCGGTGGTGATGAAGCAGTACGTACACAAACCCTGTATATGCAAAACGCTGACGGTACTTTTAGACCAGTTGAAGAGGCAGCCCTATCAGCATTCAATGTAACAGCGGACCCTTATGCTCGCGCGAACTTATATCAAACAGCGCAGCAAGGTGCTTTGAACACAGCGGCTCGTGAGGCGTTCATGAACCCTGAGCATTCTCTCGATAGTCAACAGGTGTACGGTGTGATGCAACGCGGCTACGCAGTTGAGCCAACTACGGACGGCCGATACAGAGTAACAGATGGTGTTAGAACATTCGGCACTTATTCACCAGCAGAGCTTGGCATGATTCTCTCAGGCGTGGGTAACGCAAGCAAGGTTGGTGCTCACCTAGTTGGCCGCGAAGACTTTGACCAGAAAGCAGCTACGCAGTTCGACTATAACACTAAGCTCAATGAGCAGAAACAGCAGTGGAATATGGAAATTGCGAAGGCAGGAGCTGAAGGTAAAGCAGTTGCCGCGCAAGTTAATGCTAAGGTCAAAGCATTAGAGAGCTTCCAAAAATTTGCAACAGACAACGGTTTAATCCAGGCCGCGTCATCAGGTGATGAACAAGCATTGAGACAGTTAGCTTCTCTCGGTTCATACACAGAGCAAGCTTACGGCTTACAACCAGGTTCAATCACCTCAGCGTTTATTGCAGATGCTCCTGAAGCAACAATCAAAGACAACACAGAGAAGGTCGGTGCTGCGTTCAATACTAACAGACCCGCGGTTGCACCGGTAACACCAGCGCCCGTAGGAAACACAATGTACTGGTCACCTTCAATCGGAGGCGGTTATGGCATCCGTTAATAAGTACGAGAAATTATTAGATAACCCAATGGCACGTCGTGCCTTGGATATTATCGCGACATCTGAGAATGCAGATTACAATACAACATTCGGTGGTGCCACGTTCGACGACTTCAGTCGCCACCCGAATATCAAACGTAAATTCAAACAGAAAGATGGAACCACAAATACATCAGGCGCTGCTGGTCGTTATCAGTTCTTAAAAGGAACGTGGGACGGCTTACAAAAAGAACTCGGCCTAAAAGACTTCTCACCGCGCAACCAAGATATTGGTGCATTGGCATTATTAGACCAGGCACGTGGTAGTGGTGGTAAGTCAGCTCTCGAGCTCGCACTTGAAGGTAACTACCAAGGCATGGTAGAAAAAGCAGGTAACATCTGGGCAAGCTTTCCATCGGCTCCTGCTAAATACTCACAACCAAAACACGGTTGGAACAAGATGAACAAAATCATCGCGTCAGCGACAGGGAAACCTGCAGTATACGAAGATGGTGATTCATCAGATGACGGTGCTCAGCAAGGTTACGCGTTGAACTACGAGAACCCAGCTGAGCAAGTTCTGTCAGACCCTAACTACCAAGAAAGCCAAGCGGCCTTGTTCATGGATGCTGAGCAACGAGCTCAGGCGCAACAAGCTCAACAAGCCCATCAGATTCAGAACAGCCAACCTGTGAGTGTCGACCAAGTAGCCAGCGTCCAGCAGACGCCCTTTACTGATATTCCTGCTATGTATGAGCAGGCAATTGTTAATGCGTTTAGTGACGGCGATAGCAATGAGCTTTTTGAACCGGAAGTAAACGATGCATTGAGAGGAGTCTTCGATGTCGCATAACAAAGTAGTGAATCCAGCTGCTGCATTCGCGTTTGCTCCAGCAGAAGCAACAGCCGCTGAGAATAATGCTCTTATCAATGAGCTAAAAGTGATTGGTCAACGCGCTCATGACTACGCGGAGACACAAGGTTTCGATGCAGCCACGCGCGCAGCTTATCAGCACGCCGTGGCTGTTGATGCAATTGGACAAGTGCGTAATCAAATCAAAGATGCACAGACATTACGTGACATGTATCAGACTGTTATGGGTTACGAGAATCAAGAGTCGACTGGGTTCTGGCAAGGTCTTAAAGACGTTGGTAACTCATTAGCAGCAGGTCTTGAAACAGGTGTCGCACAAGTGCAATCATTCTTCGACCCGTCTTACGGTGACGACAACAGGGCAGCTGCCGCCGAGCACCGAGCGGCTTTGTCAGATGCTGCTAAAGCAGACCGCGTCCGTGCTGATAATGCCTACGCGTTCAGAACATCAATCGGTGATGACCCATGGCAAATCACAGAGAACTTGAAAGAGCGCCCACTCGATGCTACAGCTGAGTTGCTTGGTAACATTGCTCCATCAACAGCTGGTGTAATCGCAGGTACTGCTGCATCGGCCACTGGTGCTGGTGCGTCAGTCGGGGTTCCTCTAATGGCAGCTTCATTAGGAGCTGGTGCTCTCCAGTCTGGTGGTGCTGTGCGCGACGACATCTACCCAACACCGCTGCAGCTAACCGACCAGGAGCTCAGCCAGTATAGCCCAATGTATCAGGGACTTATCAAGAGCGGCATGAGTCCAGAGGAAGCCAAGCGTACGGTTGCAACGTCTCTATCAGATAACTGGGGAGAATTCTTAGGGGCAACTGCATTAGGAGCTGCTGCCAGCTTCATTCCTGCAGGCGGTGCTGGTCGTAACATCGTGACCAAAGCATTAGGACAACTTGCCTATTCACCAGAGCGCGGAGTAATCAATAACGCATTACGTGAAGGTCTTGTTGAAGCAGGCACAGAGGCTTGGCAACAACGCTTGTCTAATAGTGCAGTCAAAGACACAGTTGATACACGCCGCGACTTAAATCAAGGAGTGGCTGAGTCCGCAGTGCTTGGTGGTGTTATTGGTTCTGCTATCTCTGCAGGTGCTGGTTCTGCATTACATGCTGCGCATGCTGCGCATGGTGGTAATGGTAATACAGAGACAGTGACTCAGAATGAATCTCCTATCGAGCAGGCGCTTAATCCTACAGAGCCAGCAGCAACAGAACCTGCGACTAACGATTTAGGTTATAACCGTGAGGACCTTGTCAGAGCCGCGAGCAAGCTGCCTGAATCACTTCGTCAACGTTATATTGAGGACTTTGAGACAGACGCTAAGTTTGGAATTCTTGATACTCAGACAGATACACCGTACAGCAGATTCGTGCGTGACGTATTAGGAATGGAAAATACTGTGGTTCCAACTGCTGACGACGCAGTGGCGCAAGTAGGTGAGACGGTTCCAACAGGTTTGAAATCTCCTATCGAAGCACGGATTGGTGATGACGACATCGCAGCTGCTAATAAGGACACGTTGTATGAGCCAGGCGACCAAGCGGTTGTCGAACAAGAAGATGCGAACCTCCAAAAACCAGACGGTAAGCGAGTAACCAAAACAGTAGCTCGTAAGAAGGCAACGAATGACAAGTACTACGATATCAATGACCAGGAAGCAGCAGCTGATAGCACGCCGCCGCGTTCATCGTCTCTTGACAGGGCGCGAGTCAAACACATCCGCGGAAGTAAGAAATTCGAAGCAATCAACGACGCAGACTACGACGGCGTGAACAACGTTGTGCTCGAGCCTGAAACTGCTACGCAGCCTGTAGAAGAGATTGCAACTGCTAAGACAGAGGAGGTTAAACCTAAAGAAGCTATTAAGGTGACGTACGTCAACCGTGAGAAAGTAGAGGGATTAGCTAATACTAATCTTAATAAATACTCACCGGCTGAGCTCGAAACAATCGCAAGAAAAGAGTTAAACGGCAACGAGTATCGTTTGTTGGTCAGCATGCTCAAAGAAAGAACTGCTGAAGACTACGACGCCGATGGTAACTTTATTGGTAAGCAGTCAGAACTCGAAGGAAACAATTCCAAACGTGAGCGCAAGCCTGAGAAGAAAGCGACGTGGGTAGCGAAACAACTCGAGCGAATGATGGTCAAACCAGAACCAGAACCAGAACCAGAACCAGCGGTCAAACCAGCACCAGCTCCTGCACCGGCACCTACA